TCCGGATATTCAGTATGAGTGCTTTCTGGAAGAAATCGGTGACGTTGAACTGTATCTGGATCAGATGAGCATTAACCGGCAGGTTATAGCCGATTATAAAGCGGCGAAACTGGAACGATGGCAGAACCGATTGATTAACACATAAAGGAGGTGAAGTGGGAATGAAATCACACTATAAGAAATTAGATACCCGTTCACATTTTTCTGATTTCTGGCATAGGGCAAAATCATGGAGAACAAATAAGAAAATTGGAGCAAGGAACGAAAGAAGAAAGCTAAATCGAGAAGCAAAGATTCACACTTAAAGGCAACACCGGATTAAGGTCCGCCGGTGAGCGGCCATCCGGATCTGCCCGGAAAGGATTGCAGCAGTGTTCCAAACGACAGGAAGGAGGAAACCTCCCTGCGGAGAGGATGTGCCGACTGCTGCGGCCGGTTCGATTCCGGCCCCGGGCGCCAGGGCACAGGCATGCCCCTTTTCTTCCTTAATAAAGGTCCCGCGGAGGGCCAGCCTCCGGAACCGGGGAGCGGGATCCCCATAATGAGGCTTGTAATGAGTATTAAATAATCGCAAAGTGACGGACCGACCGAAGAGGAAAATGACAACGAAGATCCGGAGGAGGGGGTCCCGGGGGAACCGGGCACCACTTTCGCGCAGGATCCTGAGAAGCACCCGGTGCCCCCGGGAGGAGAGTGACGCATGAGCTGGGAGTATGAAGCTTTATTCGACGTCGAGGAAAGGGACGGGATCCTGGCGGACTACTGGCGGACCATCCCGACGGCGATCAAAGTCGGGAGCATGGGATACCGGACCCGGACGATCAAGGCCGGGCAGCGGCTCGAGGCGGAAGTCTACCCGATCTGGGGAAGGCAGCAGGAAAAGCAGGCGCGGGAGCGGAAACAGAATATTACACCGGAGCGTCAGCAGCAGCTGAACACCCGCCGGGCGAAGCGCAGGCTGATCCTGCTGCTCGAGACAAATTTCCGGACGGACCGGGACATCCATGTCACGCTGACCTACGCGGGGGATCCTCCGGAGGAGAAGCGCTGCCGGAAGGATATCCGGAATTTCCTGGGCCGCGTGAAGCGGCTGCGGGAGAAGCGCGGGCTGGAGGAGCTGAAGTACATCTATGCCATCGGACGCGACGGAGAGAGCCGGATCCATGTCCACTGCGTCATGAACGGCGGGATCCAGCGGGACGAGCTGGAGAAGATCTGGGGGAAAGGCTTCGCGAACACGTACCGCCTGCAGGAATACGGGAAAGGCCTGCAGGGGATGGCCAACTATCTGTACCGGCAGAACGAGAAGGAACGGGACCGCGGGGACCGGCCGGGCCTGCACGCATGGAGCGGCAGCCGGAATCTCAAAAAGCCGAAGGTTCATACATCCGACAGCAAACTGTCGAACCGGCAGGTCCGGAAGATCGCGAAGGACTTCGAGTCCGAGGCGAGAAGCATACTGGAGAAGATCTACAGGGGATATACCCTGGAAGAGGGCGGCGTCTGGTACAGCGATGTGGTGGACGGGGCCTATATTCGCGTAATCATGCGGAGGAGGGAATAATCATGGAGTTCAGGACATTCTGGCTGGTATCGAAGGTGCAGGCGAAGGGTCTGTCCGAGAAGCGGCAGGATCAGCAGATCGGACGGGCGATCCGGAAGATGCACGAAGTCATGCTGGACGCGAAGGAACAGCATCAGCTGCTCATGGACACGGAGATCTTCCGGATCAACTGGGGGGACGAGATCGAGATCGGGATCGAAGTGAAGAGCACGGAAGAGGCGACGGACGACCGGAACAAAAAGTAAATAACGTACCGGGGAACGAGAGCGGGACACCCGCTCTTTTTTTGTCCCTTTTTGTGACCTTACATTTTCCGGGGCCGGTATGAAAAAATAAAAGCATGGAGGTGAGAACGTGGCAACGCCCTGGGGGAGAATCAAGGCCAGTTACCTTGCCGGCGACAAAACCTACCAGGAGCTGGCGAAGCAGTATCACGTCGCTGAAAAGACGATCCGGAACCGCGCCTCTAAAGAAGGCTGGAGAAAAGACAAGGACAAAGTCAGGACGGAAACAGGGCAAAAACTCCTTGCGCGGGCGGTGCGCGTGCGCGAGGACCAGCTGCAGATGCTGGTCCGGGCCAACGAGGCGATGGCCAACGCGCTGCTGCAGCTGACGGAGAAGATCGCGGAAAACCCGATGATCCTGCTGGGACCGAACGCGGACGGGAGGCCGGCGGACTCGATCAGCAAGGCGCTGAGGGCGACGATCGACAGCCAGCGTGATCTGTACCGCCTGCCGAACATGGACCAGGAGCTGGACAAGAAGAAAGAGAGCCAGCGGAAGCGCGAGGCGAAAGCGAAGTACGAGCTCGAGAAAGCGAAATGGGAAGCGGAGCAGGCGGAAAAGGCGAAGCAGACGGAAACGCTGTCGCAGACCGTCTGGAAGATCGAGCTGCCTGAGGGCGCGGCACCGGTGGACGAATGACGGAGGACGCATGCGGGAAGTATTGATCCGGCCGACGGAGAAGCAATTGCGATTCCTCCGGATGAACCGGAAGCACAACGGATACGGCGGCGCGCGCGGCGGAGGGAAGAGCTGGGTACTGCGGACGAAAGCGATCCTGCTCGCGAACAAGTACGGGAGACCGGACCCATGGTCCGAAGGGATCAAGATCGCCATCGTCCGGAGGACGCTGGTGGACGTGCGGAACAACCACATCATTCCGATGCGGATCGCGCTGCTGGGCCTTGCGAAGTTTAACCAGGCGGAGCGGACGTTCTACTTTCCGAACGGCGCGACGATTCACTTCGAGTATTTCGACCACGAAGGAGACGAGACGCATTTCCAGGGCGTGGAATACGACGTCATCTTCATCGACGAAGCAACCCAGATGCGGGAGGACTGGCTGAAGAAGATCGCGGCCAGCTGCCGCGGCGCGAACAGCTTCCCGCACAGGATCTACTACACCTGCAACCCGGGAGGAGAAGGACACGCCTACATCAAGCGGATCTTCATCGACAGACAGTACCGCGACGGCGAGGATCCGAACGACTACGACTTTGTGCAGGCGAAGGTAACGGACAACACCGTGCTGATGGAGATGGACCCGGACTATCTGACTTTCCTGAAGAACCTGCCGCCAAAGATCAGGTCGGCCTGGCTCGACGGCAGCTGGGATGTATACTCAGGCATGTTTTTTGAAAGCTGGGTGAACGATCCGGACCATTATGACGACCGCGTCTGGACGCATGTCATCAACCCGATCACGGTCCGGAAGCACTGGCAGATCACGCGCAGCTTCGACTGGGGTTACCGCAGGCCGTTTTCCTGCGGATATTACACGATCGACGACGACGGGATGATGTACAGGATCGCGGAGCTGTACGGCGTGCAGAAGAGCGGAGGGGAGAGCCTGCCGAACGAGGGGCTGAAGTGGGCGCCAGAGAGGGTGTTCGCGGAGATCCAGCGCATGGAGCGCGAGCATCCGCTGCTGGCCGGACGCGAAATATACGGCGTCGCGGATCCGGCGATCTGGGACGCGGAACACGGCGTTTCCATCGCGGAGACCGCGATGAAGTACGGGCTGTTCTTCGAGAAGGGAGACCATCAGCGGATCCCTGGATGGATGCAGTGCCAGTACCGGCTGCAGTTTGACGAGGACGGGAGACCGGGATTCCAGGTATTCAGGTCCTGCACCGAATTCATCCGGACGCTGCCGACGCTGCAGTATGACGAGCACAGGGCCGAGGACCTGGATTCTTCCGGAGAGGACCATGCCGCGGATGAGTGGCGGTATTACGCGATGAGGCACCAGATCACGCCTCACATCGACGTTGATCCGGAGCTGCCGGCATGGGGCGCGGATCCGCTGAACCAGCGATAAGGAGGAGCGCATGATTCACATCACAGGGAGCGTGGACCGGCTGAAGCTGTACATCGAAGGTCATGCGAACGCAGCGGAACACGGGAAGGACATCTACTGCGCCGCCGTCAGCGCGCTGTCGCAGACGCTGCTGAACCGGATGCAGCAGGAAGAGCGGAGGACGAAGGATGTCCATGTCATGAGCGAGATGGAAAGCGGGAAATTCTCGCTGGAAGTATGGGTCCAGCCCTGGCGACTGGTATGGGCGCGAAACGCATTTGACCTGATCTTCAGCGGACTGCGGAAGATGGCCAAGCAATACCCGAAGTACATCAGCATGGAGGAGGAGAAAGATGGCGGTTTTTGACAGACTCAGGAGGCAGCCGCGGGAGGCGAAGGAGCGGCCTGGAATGATCTGGGGCGGAGGGACCAGCCCGCAGACGATCCCGCAGCCGGATCGGGGAAGCATGCCGGGAACGATCCCGGGATCCGGCCCGATGACGGCGGAGGAGATGGAAGCCAGGAAACTGGGAGAGCGCATGGGGGCGGAGGGACTGGCCCGGGCGGCCGGACACGAACCTTTCGCGGCCGGCGGACAGCCGCAGCGGCCGGCACAGAGCGGGATGACGCGGGAGCGGATCCTGCAGGCGGAGACGATCCTGATCCGGTACAAGGCCGGCAAGGCGAGCGTGGACCGGCGGATCGTGAACGCGCAGGACTGGTGGAAGCTGCGCAACTGGAGGATGATCGAGGCCGAGCGCGGGATCAAAGGCGCGCAGAGCCGGAAATCCAACACAGCCTGGCTGTGGAATTGCATCGTCGGGAAACACGCGGACGCGACTGACAGCTATCCGGAGCCGGTGATCCTGCCGCGGGAGATCAACGACCGGGAGACGGCGAACACGCTGAGCGAGATCCTGCCTGTCGTGCTGCAGCTGAACGAATTTGAGAAAACTTATTCGGATGTCCAGTGGCAGAAACTGCAGGAAGGGACCGGCGCATACGGTGTTTTCTGGGACAAGACGAAACTGAACGGGCTGGGAGACATCTCGATCAGGAAGATCAACCTGCTGAACCTGGTGTGGGAGCCGGGAGTAGACAACCTGCAGGACAGCAAGCATGTTTTCTATGTCACGCTGCTGGACCGCGAGACGATCGAGCAGCAGTATCCGGAGACGAAGGGCAAGCTGAAACCGGGACGGCTGAGCATCAGCAAATACCGGACGGACGACAACCAGAACGACGCGGACAAGATCCCTGTCGTGGACTGGTACTACCATGTCTGGGAAGGGCCGCGGAAGATCCTGCACTACTGCAAGTTTGTAGGGGACCAGGTCCTTTTCGCGACGGAAGGGAACGAGGAATACCGGGACGGCCTGTACGCGGACGGCGACTATCCGTTCGTGCTGGACGCGCTTTATCCCGTCGAGGGCAGCCCGGCTGGGTACGGCCTGATTGACGTCGCGCACGACGCGCAGACGGATATCGACACGCTGAGCCAGGCGATGGTCATGAACGCGGCCGCGAACGCGACCCCGCGGTACTTCGTCCGGAAGGACGGCGCGGTGAACGAGGAGGAATTCGCGGACTTCTCGAAGCCGTTCGTCCATGTCGGCGGCGGGCTGGCGGAGGATATGATCCGGCCGATCACTTCAAACCAACTGACCGGATCCTGCTTCAACATGCTGCAGCAGAAGATCGACGAGCTGAAATTTGTGACGGGGAACACGGACGTCAACAACGGCGGCGTGCCGAGCGGCGTGACGGCGGCGAGCGCGATCGCGGCGCTGAAGGAGGACAGCGGACGGAGCAGCAAGGACAGCACCCGGCAAAGCTATCGGGCCTACCGGGAAGTCATCAACCTGGTCATCGAGCGGATCCGGCAGTTTTACGACATGCCGCGCCAGTTCCGGATTATCGGGAAGGACGGGAGCGAGCAGTTCCAAATCTTTGACAATTCCGGGATGCAGCCGCAGCCGCTGCCGGGAGGCATGGGACTGGAGGACGGCATGCGGAAGCCCGTCTATGATGTCGAGGTTCACGCGCAGCGGGAGAACGCCTACACAAGGATGAGCCAGAACGAGCTGGCGATCCAGTTCTACCAGCTGGGCATGTTCAACCCGCAGGCGACGGACCAGTCGCTGCTGGTGCTGCAGATGATGGACTTCAAGGGTAAGGACGAGCTCGAGCAGAAGATCCGGCAGAACGGGACGATGGTCGATGTACTGACGCAGGTGAGCCAGATCGCGATGGCGCTGGCGCAGAAGTACCAGCCGGAAGTCGCGGACCAGCTGGCCGGCGTGGTCCAGGGCGTCATGGGACAGCAGGCGCCGAGGCTGCCGGGATCCGGCGGGGAACCGACCGGCGTCGAGGGCGTGCGGGAAGCGCAGAAAACGGACAACATCGACGAACCGCGGACGAACGAGAACAAGATCGTGCAGCGGGCGAGGGAACGCAGCGCGAACGCAACACGCGTGGATTAAGTGACCTTACATTATCGAAAACCTTTGTGAGACAATAAACTCAAGGGATCGCCCACCAACGGGCAGAGAGGAGAACCTATGGAATTCACATTGATGGATCTGCAGCTTTTCACCGAAGGACCGGCGGAGGCACCGGCGACGGCGGAGGCGGGCGGATCCGAAGCCGCAGAATCTGCGATGCCGAACGCGGGAGATACCCTGGCGGACGGGACGCAGGTAGACGCGCGACTCGCGGCAGCGCTGAAAGACCAGGTAACGCGCCATCCGCAGCTGAAGGAACGCTATTCGAAGCGGGCACAGGCCATGCCGGCGGGGAAAGCGGGACAGGCGGAGGCGGGCACTGGCAACACGCAGCTGGAAGCTGAATGGGCCGAGCTGAAGAAAGGCAAGTTCGCGGATCTGTACGGGGCCGACGTGAAAAAAGCGATCGGCGAACGGTTCAAGAACCAGGCGGACGCCAATCAGCAGCTGGAAAAAATGCAGCCTATGCTGGATGCCCTGATGAAGAAAAGCGGCGTGCAATCTGTGGAGGAGCTGCAGGCGCTGATCCTCGACGACGACAGTCTGTACGAGGAAGAGGCGGAAGCCATGGGCATGACCGTGGCGGCCTACAAAACCTTCAAGCAGATGAAAGAGGACCACGAGCGGGACCAGGCGGAGAAAGCGCAGAGCCTGGAGGAACAGCGGATGCGCGAGCATTTCGTGAAGCTGTCCAGACAGGCGGACGATCTGAGGAAAACGGTGCCGAACTTCGACCTTCGGGCGGAGCTTCAGAATCCGGAATTCCTGCGGATGACGCATCCGGATGTGGGACTGAGCGTGGAACAGGCGTATTTTGCTGTGCACCACAACGACCTGATGCCTCAGGCGATGAGCTACGGCATCCAGCGCGCGCGGCAGCAGATCTCGCAGACCATGCAGGCAAATGCCGGACGGCCTGTCGAGGGAGCGATGCGCGGAGGGGCGCCGGCGGAACGCGTCGGAATGGACCCGAGAAACATGTCAAGACAGGAACGCGCGAAGCTGATCGAAGAAAACCGCAGGCGCAAGGCCGCGGGGTTAGGGGGGATCAGCTTCGACTGAAAGGAGAATCCCCATGGAAATGATCTTTGATCTTCAGATGTTCAACGATGCGGGCACCCTGGTCAACGCGACCGGGAATTATGTCAACGCCTATACCGGCAGCACGGAGTCTTTCGTGAGCGGCGTGACGGACCTCAGCCCCACCATGAAAACCTTTTACGACACAAATTTGCTGGACAACGCCCGCGACAAGCTGGTGTACGCCCAGCTGGGACGCAAGCAGGCGCTGCCGGCCAACCACGGACGGACCGTGGAGTGGCGCAAATGGAAGACCCTGCCGAACCTGGCCTCCCTGACGGAGGGCGTGATCCCGGCCGGACAGAAACTGTCCATGATCGCGATGACCGTCACCCTGACGCAGTACGGAGCTTACGTCGCCATCTCCGACCTGCTCGACCTGCACGCCATCGACGACGCGATCGTCGGCGCGACCGAAGAGCTGGGCGCGGCTGCCGGCCTGACGCAGGACCTGCTGGTCCGCGCGGTGCTGGAGGGCGGCACGAACATCCAGTTCGCGGATGCCTACAGCGGAAGTACCTATAATTCCACCCCGACCACCGAGGCGGATCTTCAGACCAAGCTGGGAAGCTATACCTGCAACCTGACGCCTGACATGGTCGCCAAGGCCGTGACGAACCTGAAGAAACTCAAGGCCCCGACCTTCCAGGGCGGAAAATATCTGGCCGTCATCCATCCGTCTGTGGCGTACGACCTGCGCCGGAGCAAGGAATGGATCGACTACCATCAGTACGCGGCCACCGAGCAGATCTTCGCGGGCGAGATCGGCGAGTTGCACGGCGTGCGGTTCATCGAGACCACCGTCGCGCCCGTCATCAAGAAGGAAGGACAGTCGTACGCGACCTACAAGACCATGTTCTTCGGCAAGGACGCTTTCGGCGTCGTGGATCCGGAGGGAGGCTCTTTGGAGACCATCATCAAGAACAGGGACCAGGTTGGCGGACCGCTGAACCAGTTCAGCACCGTCGGCGCGAAGATGGAATTCGCGGCCAAGATCCTGTACCAGGAGAGAATCTGCACCGTCTGGAGCGGAAGCTACTACAGCAGCACCGATACCGCTGCCTGATGACATCACCCGGAGGGGAGGCCGAAAGGCTTCCCCTTTCCGGGACCTGAGGAGGAAAGAAAAATGAAGACATTTGACCTTCAGCTGCACACCGATCCGGCCTACACGATCACGATCTACAAGGACGCGAACGTGACGATAGCGACGCCCAGCGCGGACGCTGGCGACAAGGACGACGAGATCACCATGACCCTGGTCTTTGCGGCCGGATACGAGCTGGACGAGTGTGAAGTGATCGCCGGCGGCGTGACCTATAATCCGACCACCAAAAAGTTCGTGGTCGGCCAGGCGAACGTGGTGCTGTACTTCAAGAGCAAGAAGAACAACCTGTACAAGGTCACCGAAAACGCCACCGTCGTGCTGAACGGCGCCAAGACCGAGCTGGCCAAGAACACCGTGCTCGAGCTGACACCCAACGGCGCGATCAAAGGCGTGACCTGCGCGGGGACCGAAGTGACCGTGAACGGCGCGATGGACGGACTTATCGAGCAGGGCGTGCTGATCAAGATGTAATTCGGATTCGCCCACCGACGGGCAGAGAGGAGAAACCCAAATGGCAAGCAAGAAGAGCACGAGCGCCCAGGCGCAGATCGAGGAAAGCATCCAGGCACCGCAGATCCTTCCGGCGGAGGAAGCCCCGAGCGACAGCTGGGAGATTGAAGAGGAAGTGCTGGTGCCGCGCCGGCCAAAAGGCGACGAGCAGTTTTACTGGCTGTGCATCAACGGCCGGTCCGTGCAGATCCCGGCGAACGGGAGGGTGCAGACCATGAAGAAACCTTTCGCGGAAGCGCTGCGGAACAAGATCGAGGCGGACGCTGCGGCGGATGACATGGCGGACAGCATCGAAGTGCATGACCCGATCACGAATCCGAACAAATAACATCCGGGGAGAATCCCGGCGGCGGCGGGGAACCCCTGCCGCCGTTTTGCGTAAAAGGAGAAAAACATGACGATTCAGGGAGCATTGGACCGGGCGGACCTGCTGAAACCGAACATGCAGAGCGCGGCTTTCAAAGTTGGATACCTGGCCCAGCTGGACGCGATCATCCATAACGAGCTGATCAGCAAGCACGAGATCTGGAATGAATACGACAGCTCGAAAACCTATGCCGCCGGCGAACGGGCGGCGAACGATTTTATCGGGTATATCTGCATTTCCGCGATCGACACGGCGGAGGACTGGAACGCGGATCACTGGCGGCCGGTAAAAGCGCTGGCAGTGATGGACCATTTCCCGGACAGCTTCACCCAATACAACAGCGACACGGATCCGGGCACGGAGCTGCTGGTGCCGTTTCCTTATGACGAGGACGTCTACACGTTCTGGCTGTTCTGTAAGATCGACATCCAGAACCAGGAAATCGAGAAGTATACAAATGACCGGCTGCTGTTCCAGCAGGCATATGAATCCTTCAGCGACTGGCTGACGAGGACTCACATGCCGATCAGCCGGGCCAGGCAGATCCGCCTGTAAGGAGAGAACATGAGAGAGCTGCCGAAACTGACGCCGAACCGGACGAACATTCAGATGACGACCGGGTTCAAGGGATATGACCATAACGAGATCATTTCCGACGGCGCGATGTATGACATGTCGAACATGAGTGGCGACCTGTATCCGCTGCTGACGATCCGGAAGAAGCGCGGGCTGACCTGCTTTGACGCGGAGGGCGCGACGCCGGTCAGGCTCAGCGGGATTTACGGACGGGACAACCTGGTGCTGGTCCGCGGGACCGAAGTGTTCTACAACATGGTCAAGGTTACCGGGCTGTCGGTTTCCGCGGATCAGGCCATGATCCCGAAGCAGATCGTCGGGATCGGGGCATATACCTGCATCTGGCCGGACAAGGTTTATTTCAATACCGTGGATCTGACCGACTACGGGAGCATGGAGC